AATCCACTAAAAACACCAACGCTTTCTGGTTTCTTGCCCTTTTGTACTCGCTCCCCACGTTCTTCATGAATATCAAGATATTCGTCATACGTGACAGAAGAACCTTTATAAGTACAATCAATGTCCTTCCCTCCATCTACTGTTTTATGTTGAAGGTCATTATTAGGATCAAGTTTGTCTTTGAATATATTACCCGCCATAACCTATCTTTATATCCCCAGAGTTTTGTGGCGTATTTGCTCTCTTGTAGCCTTCGGGATCAACCGAAGCCCATTCTTCAAAAGATGCGTATCCGCCTGTTGATGTTGGTTTTGAATTATCAACCGAAGCCGGTGAAGGTTTCGTTGTGACTTTTTCAACATGAGCTTCCAACTTGTTAAGTGATAGCTCACTGTAAATTGCACGATCTTCTTCTTCTAACTTCTCGAGCAATGATTCTCGTTTAGTTATTTGGTACTCATCAAAAGCATCTGCCTTCTTTTTCGCAACTTCGTACTTGGTATTCATTTCGGTCATAATCTTATCGTATTCGCCTTTTGATTCCATTTCTTTAAGTTTGCGATTTTCAGCATCTTCCGAAGCGTTCTTCTTTAACGCATCGAGTTCTACTTTTAACGTGTTTTTTTCGTCCACCATTTCACTGAATCGTGCATACGGAACTTGGTTGACGGGCTGCTTTTCTTCACTTGCAGTATCAGTGGTGTCGTGTTTTACGTCCTCGACTTCGACTTTCTGTTCTTCACTCATTTTAACCTCTTGTTTGAGTTAGTTAATTCTTAATTGGCTCGAATTGAATATCATTGTCACCTTTAAATGGTTTATTATGATTATTCTCTCCATTGATTATCTGAATTGGTATTCCATCTTTAAAAGCTTTGCAAGTAAAAGTATCAACATTTAACACGTTTAAATGTTTACAAGAAAAGCATATTGGTTCTGTTACTATTTGTTTAAAATTATCCATCTAATAATCTTCTCACTTGTAAAGCATATTTTGAAGGATTAGACGTATGATATGCCATTGAATACGCTTCGGCAATCCATTCCATTATGTCTGTACCTCCATATTGAGAAATAAAATCTTTACCAAATATTTCTTCATAAATTTTTGCTTCATTGCCTTTGAGGTTTTTCCAATATTTTGCCCTATCTTCAAGTGATTTGCCACTTGCTATCCAAGATTTATTGTATGCATTTTTCTTTGCAATCATATCTTTAGTGTATTCGCTGTGCAAATCTTTTAATTTTTGACCAATAGGTGATTTTACAATTATTTTTTTACCTTTTAAATCTATATGTTTAAAAGATAAATTGTGTCCAAGCTCGTGACTAATTACTGACTCAAAGTTACTTGAACCTCTATGGAACCATCCATTTTTAACAGATTTACTTAATTTATCTTTTATAAATTTAGGGTTAGAAAGAAATGTTTTTGAATTTATAACTAAACCATTTGCTTTATCTGCGTATGCTAACATTGTGCCTTTTATAGGTCTAATTGATACTTGTCGTAAATTTATTTTTGCATTATTATCTAAATGTTTTTTAAAAGTTTTATTTAATTTATTTCTGGTTTTTAAATCTAAATTTTTTAAGCTACTATATTTTAATCCAAGATTTTTATTTATCCATTTGTCTGCATCTTCAATAGAATTGTGTTTTCCCGCCATATTGCGTAATAATGGATTTTGCTTTTTATCTTTCACTAAAGGTTTATCAAGGTTTTCACCTTTGTAGTCTTCTGGTACTATTTGACAGCGACAATTCGTTTGGCATACACTAAATCCAGAAGCCGGTAATCCTATTGTTTCAAAGAACTCAAGAGTACCTGTTTCTCTGTGTCTTTCCTCACAATCAATACAAACTTTATTATCCCCAACAGAAATCCATTGGAAATTCTGAACACCGGCATCTTTGTATTCAGTATTGACAGCATCTTTTGCGTTTAGCTCAACGCCATTCTTAACAGTATTCTTTAATTTATTTCTGAACGAACCAAACAATTGACCACCAGAGTTTAGATCGTTTAACAATGTTTGACGTATAGCTTGGTCTGCCATGCCTTGTGACCTCATTGTAGAAACTAATTCTTGTATTGACAATGTAGTCTGTGCTGCTGTTGCAGATAGTTGATTAGATATAGTTGCTTGTAGATTAGGCACGTTTTATTTGCCTTTCGATTTCTAACTCTACCATCTTAATAATTCTTTTTTCTGCTTTTTGTGTAATACCAAACCATTCTCTTTTTGGCAAATTACCCGCTCCAGATTGATGAAAAGCACCAACATCTTCCATCGTAACCTTTGAGTTTGGATAGCGTTGTTTTCTTCCGGGATGTACAATTGCTTCTTGCTTTTGTTTTGTTGCTCTTTCAATCACAAGATTTCTCATTTTACCGGTATTGACTAATGTTTTACCACTTTTTTTCTTTGAAGGAACCAATGCACTTTTTACGCCTTGACCACTCTCTAATCTTTCAAAGTGATCTGTTTTAATTATTTGTGCAGAGCGATTTAATTCTTTTGTCAAATCCAATGTAATTTTATTTAAATTAAAGTTTCTTTCGATTGTAATTGCTTGATTAGCCACTTTTCTTTAATACCTCTTTTGCAAACTTTTGCCCTTGTTCAGCACCTTTTTCAATCTCGTCAATGTGTTCTGTTAAGAACGATAAACCAAGATTTAACAAGTAACCCTCTGTATCTTTTAACATTTCATCAATATCAATTGAAGGTAAAATATTATCTGCATTTTGAATAACCTCATCTTGAAGCTTATCAATCTTTGCGATATGATTAAGAACTAATTGTGCCAAGACGTTTCAATCCTTCAAATTGTGGTTGTTCTGGTTGTTGTGCCTGTGCTTCTTTTTGTTTATTCTCATCAACTCTATTCATTAGCTTTTCTAAATCTTCATCTGATATGTCTGGATTAAAATGACGAATCAAATCAGTCCTGTCCATTAATCCTTTGTCCATCATGAACTCAAGACGTGCAAATTCTTCGCTCTGGTCAAGTGGGAACTCTACTTCTGCGAAGTCCACTCCATAATTTTCACCCATATCTTTGCCTGTATGTACACGAATAATCTCCCTATCGACTTGATATCTTTCATGTTCCCAATCCCTCCATTTTGGTATATCTGATACACGTGACTCGAGATTCTCCATTTCCATAATCTTCAAGGCAGTTCCACTTGGTGCGTTACCAGATTCATCCCATTTAATACGCAGATGATTGTTAATCGCTGTCTGGTTAGCAAATGATTTACTTACTTCAATCATTTCTGTAAGTGAACCGGGATTACCAACAAAAGAAAATGTTTGTCCTTCTCCTAATAAAAGCACACGATCAATACCAAGCTTGATTTTAGATACTTCGTCTGCTCCTGTCACAACGGGTTGTCCAAACGCAAAACGCTCTGCCAATGCAATCTCTGTGTTAGCGATACCAATCTGAATAGCTGCACGTATTACATCGGATGCACTTGTTGTATAATCAACAAACGTAACAGGTATAACTCCGTATGGATTTACATTGTCCTCGTTTACTTGTATAACACGTCCCGCTTGGTCAAACTTCATGTGAATACCGGGTATGCCTTCTCTTGCTTCAGACCAGAACACAAATATACGATTGTTGCGGTGGTCACGACCTACTTCATACGACACACCAAAAGGATGTGACTCACCATCTAAATAATATCTTTTGTAATTCGGTATAATATCATACTCTACTTTATCACGTCCGAACTTACTGCGAAACGCCATGCTACCTGTAAGCCACGCAGTTTCATTAAACTCTCTTGTAACTGTATCCAAGTGATGTGTCATCGCCAGATAATCATCAGCTTGTTCGCCATTAATCATTCGTTTAGGAGAGTTTTTGTATAACATATTTCTGGCACGAGAGAAACGTGGCACAATCTTTTGAGGAAAGACAGGGACTTGCTCTAACGTAGAAGGAGAAAACCATTGCTCAATATGTTGGTCTACGTTCCTGTGATAATAAAAGTCGAGAGCAGTATCCCTTTCTGCGTTCTCTTTTTCTTCAAATCCTTTTTGTGCTGCTCTTACTGATTCAAGAACAACCTTTTCAGAAAGGTCGGGTAACACTATATCATTAACTGTCATCATGCTTCATATTTCCAATTATTAAATGATTCAGACCTCATTATATGAGTATCAACTAATCTGTTTGCTTCCCTTTTAAATCTTTTGTCCAAGTACATACCATATACCCACAAACTACCAAATAGAATATTAAAAGCAATTGACACACCAAATAAGAACGTCACCACGATACACTCTCCATTATTCTTCGCCTTGCCGGAAAGAGCCGATTAATACCATATCCGATTGCATCACTCGCATGGGATTGGGTAGAGTCTCTTTTGTCTATATCATTTCCGCGCCATACATTACGCTCGAAGTCCATAATTAGATTAGGACAGTTCTCACAAGAGAAGTTGCCTTCTCGTATTATCTTATTAACTGAATTTACACGCTCACGCACAGGCGGATTAGCTTTAGGTGCTGATATACTATAACCCGGATGTGACCTAATGATTTGATGATCACTCGCAACTGCTGATGATCTTCTGGCTGAACCCGAACTGTCCGGAAATATCCTTGCCTCTGGGTATCTTTTGACCAATTCCTCAACCATGTCATACGTTGTTGCGTTCTTTAATCTTACCTCATCAAATACGTGTATCCAATTAGGGCCTATATAGAATATCTCTGAACTCATCGCATCAACATTGAAGTCCATTGAAATTCCAATAGGCAATCCACTATTCTTTAGATCGGGACGTTCTACAACGTGCTTTTCCCTATCAAAGTCCTTATATACTCTGCCTTGTGTAAGATTAACAAACTTGCCATACACATACGCTTCAATTTGTTCTTCAGAGTAAGCCTGTAATAAACTCTGTTTATAATCATCTGGCAAGTGTGGATTATCAAGCGTAGAAGCCTGTATTATACCAATGTCGAGGTTAGTATCATTTGCAAGATTAAAGCCCCAATTAAGCTGTTCTGGCGTACCTGTAAGGTATATCTGCGACTTCTTTGCATCTGGATGTCTTACACGTGCAATCATCTGCTCAAATACCTCACGCTTTTGTATAAAAGGTTCATCTATAACTGCCCATCCAATGTTCGGGCCACGCAACGAATCTGGTTTATCACCAGAGCCAAGCCATAACTTACCATTCCAATTGTGAAATATAAATTCACTACGTTGCTGATTATAGGTGTAATCAATACCCGCACGATTACATAGCTCCTTGAGCGTTATAATTATTGTCTTTGTCGCTAACTGATGTGAAGGCGATATGTACATCCCCGGTACAGGATTGTTTAAATAACTCATGTAAAGGGATTTCAATGCTCCGATGTACGTCTTGCCCGAGCCGTATCCCCCAACTAACAGGACAATTCGGTTTTGCATATCCCAGAATTGCCGTTGATGTTTGAGCATACTGTCTTTTTTTATTGTAAATCTCACTCAATGACAACTTCGTCTTTCTTAATACGTTGCTCGACATACTCTCTTGGTTTGCCTTCTACTCGGTTCATATACATTTCAGCAGCTTTTAATGAACCATTCTCTGCCATCTTAATAATCTTATTTAAAATCTTTTCTTTGCTTGTCTTGCCATTATCATCTTCTACATCTGCAAGTTCTTTAAATAAATCAGCAATTGAACCATTGCGTCCATTTGGATTTCCAGATTGACCGGGTTTAAACTTTTGTCCTTCATCATTTCCTTTAACAAATTGTCCATTTGTCCGCCTCTTTACCGCCTGTTCACCCATTGTCTACTATCCCAACAACAACCGGCTTATCAATCTTATCCATTAAATATTTTACTTTGTGCGAATCAATTTCATACACATCAAACTCTAATCGCCACGTATGTGTGGTCTTTAGATTCTTTATACCAACTAATTCCACGTTAAGTGCAATGCCTTCCCTGTCTTTCACTTACCGACTGCTCTTTGTGCTGTGCTGTGACTCTGTGCGAATGTCTTACCTCTACGCATTTCAGTAGCCATCTTTGACAAGTGTCTTTTGGTGTGGTGTACTTTGTGTGTCTGCATCTGGGATTTCTGTATTCTGCTTAACCCTTTAAGATTAACGCCTTTTAAATTAGTAGCCATACGATGCTTTCTTTCTTCTTTTGCCTACTTTTTTCTTTGCGGCTTTTCCTTTTTTCTTTCCGTAACCTATTCCTTTTGGCATTATTCTTCCCTTCTTTTTACAGAGTTTGCCCACGTCCTACCGGGATTACCACCCCATAATCCCCACGATATCGAAGCACGACCATTAGGATCAACTCTCCGATTACGTCTTTCTGCGGGTGTGTCGTGACGTGCGAAAAAACTAATCATTCTATTTATTGTCTGCAATGGTATGTTTCTTCTGGCTGATAAATCTCTTGCTCTTGCGACACCAACTAAAGTACCTCCCTTTTTAGAAACCGGTGCTTTTCTTCTTCTGTCTAAAGCAACACGTGCTGCTTCTGCAACTGCTTTAGGTGGAACGGGCATATTATTTAGCACCATACTTATCATAGTCTGTGTCGTGAAATCCCGTTCCTTTTAAAATAAATCTTATAGGTGAAATTACTTTCCCTGTATTGTGTGAATCACACTTTGTACATTGCTCGTCAGAATCGTCATCCATTGTTCTAATGGTTTCCCATACCCAAAGGCAATGATAGCATTTGTAATCGTATCGTATCATCTTTCCGGAAAGAGTTACGCTTATTATTCCTGTTTACCGCCTTTTCAATCGTCTGATTTGCCAGAAATGCGGGTAGGGCAATAAGACAACCCTCTACTATATTAGGTCAATTTAAATGGTCTGGAAGTGTTTACAGGCTCTTTTAAACGCTTGACTTACTGCTTGAGGGCTTATTCCTTTAATGTCTGATATTAAAGTAAACGAGAAGCCTTGTATGATGTGATAAAACATTATATCCTTCTGTAAATCAGTAAGATGCAGCCATCCGTTCTCTGTTGCAACTGCAAATTTTAACTCCTTTTTATCGTATGAATCTCTTTCGTAAAGATATTCAACACAATTCTTCCAGACGTTTAAATTATTAATCGCTTTTTCGACTTGATCAGCAGCTTCTTCGTTGTAGCCTTCCATATTATTTGAAAAACTGTTTATAGATTGTATCAGTTAATACGCACAATAAAATAACTCCAAACGCAATCAGAACTAAACCAACTCCCATTGATAAGATTGAACCGGCTAATTTAACTATCGCATCCATCAGAAAGGTAGTATCTCATCTTCTTTTTGTAGTTTCTCATCAAAGTTTTTTGGTTTAAACTCGTTCTTGTACGCATAATGTGTCGCACCATTATCAGAAGGCTCACGTCTTTTTGCGATAGTTAGGTTTACCCAACCATTTTCAGACATTTCTTGTATATCTTCTAATTTAAAATAACAGTTAAGTACGCTACCACCATTGTCAAATTCTTTCTTAACAATTTTACATCCGTTCACGTATTGCTTTTCCATCTTTTTTCTCCCTTCGTTTGTTTGCTTTGTATTCTGCTATTGCTTTATGCTTTAGCACTTTAGTTCGTTTTCGTTGTTTTGCATTTTTATTAGGCATTTATACTCCTAATTTTTTTGAGGGCATGGTTTGCCAACCCCAATGCCAACCTAAAAGACCTTACTTTTTTAAGTGTATCCACTCCTAAACCTTATTTTTTTCTGGTTTAGGGTTAGTTTCTTTTAGATTATCTTGGTTAGCCCTCAATTTTTTCCAATCCACTCCTTTACGTGGGAATGGTTTTTTAATATATTTTTTCTTCGGCACTTTTAGTCTTTAGTTTTAAATACGTTAATAAACCAGATATACTACCTCCAAACATTAATACGTAAGCCAAGCCATGCGGTTCACCACAAAGACCTAAAAAATGTTTTATTGTTTCAATCATTTTTGCTCTCCTCTTCAATTGCTCTTTGTAGGTAAACACATAAATCCATAGCCTCCTCTAATGATTCATTAAGCCATTGCAATGTGCTTTTATTTACGTTATCAATTGTATTATTGTGTTTTGCGTTTGACTTTGCAGCACGATCTGATATCTTATTGATTAGATTGTTGACTGTTTTATCCTTTACGCTGTGAAATATAACTTTGTCGCTCATTTTGACACACTTCGTAAGTTTGTTTTTACATAGTTTGAGTTTTGTTTGTGTCTTATGTATGGCGTTTTACAGCCTTGACATCTGTATACTGTAAATCTACTCGCCCCGGTAAAGTAATTGGCTTCAGTCTGATCTAAAAACTCACAACCACAACTTGGACAAACGTCCATATCCATCAATACACCAAGATTCGGGTGATTCTTTATGTAGGGACGTAGTTTTAAATATACTTGTTCTAATCCCATAACATCGTGCCTGTTATATTCTACCATTTCATCAAGTCTTTCTTGATTTCCATTTATACAATCAACCCACAACTGAAACTCTGTTGATAGTTTTTGATTTAATTTAAAGTGTTTTGTCAAGTAGTCTTGTTTGTATGATACAAAAGCAAATTCTTTTCGTGCTATTTTAAGCGTATCAATGCTTTTATATGGTGTTGGTGGATTCATTTCATGCTCAATAAATCTGGCGTTTAGTTTACGTATATCAAACCTATCGCCATTATGAGCAATTACAATATCAGCTTCGTCAAATAGTTTCCAGATTGATTTTAAAACACGTTTGTCGTTGCGTTCTTTTGTTTCTTCTGGTGTTACTATATCAGACATAACATCGTCATCGTATAACCACTTCGCTGCCCACGATAAAACATACCACGACTTCTCGTTGCCGTTTTTATCTTTAATTATATTATTATGAGAAATGAATTGCTTATATAATCCCCAGACATAAACCTCCATTGGCGAGGTTTCTATATCAAACAGTAGTATCTTTGGCAGATCATTAGTCGGTGCATTGATTGGAGTTTGAAATTGCTTTTTGCACGATACACAAATCCACCGCTGCACATTACATTCATACGATTTAGAATATACTATACCTTTTTTACGAAGATGTGAACCGCTACATTTAGGACATATTGCTCTCATTGGTTTCCTTTGGTATGTGGTCAAAGTTCAATTTGAAATTATGTTTCTCAATATCCGCATATTTTTCAGTTAGTAAATGTAAGTTTAAAAAGTGTGCCGCACCCATAAAATAATACATCCATCTTTTTTGCTTTCTTATGTGTATAAAATGTGCTAATGCTTTTTTGCCTGTTGTCTTTTCATATATAACAATTGCTGATTGAGCCGATAAAGGTATTATTTCATCAATCCAAAACTGTTCACCATTAAAGTTGTTGTCACGATCAGTATTAGAATAATGTCCCGCTGTGACTTCTGCCGCTTTTTGTAAACTAATTGCAACTTGCTTGTCCATAGATTCGTATTCCTTTTCTTTTTCATTATAACTCATTTTTTATTTCCTCTAATAATTCTTCAAGGTCATGATTTTTAAATTGTTGTAAAGTTTTATGCCGCCTTCGTAGCTCATCAAACTTTTCTTGTCCAAACTTGTCGATATACCACTTAAAATACTCCCATTGGTCGAAAGTGTGTTTAAAATTACAAGAAGTACATTGGCAATGACAGTTGCCATCATCTGATATGTCAAATCGTGTTGAATAGTTTTTTCT